TTTCCATTTTTTATAATTAAAAACTAAAATGCTTTTATTGTATTTTTAACCTCTTTTTGTTTTAACCTTACGGCTTCATTAAATACATCTGCATAATTTTGATATATTTTTTTTGGTCAACTGCACGCACCTTTCCAATATCAAATTTGAACGCTTGCTTTTAAAACATTTTTTGCAAATTCGATCCTGGATTGTCAAACTTTTTTGCAGAACTCACCAAATTCTTTTGCTGTCATGATATGGTGTGCGAAATTCCTTTCGCTGTTTTTGTCATACGCAACTCAAATCTCATTGCAAACTTTTTTTAACTCGTTGATTAACTCATTGATTAAAGAATTTCAATATTCTTTTTTTTCTTCAATTTCTTTTATTTCATTTTTTGGATCAATCAAAATTTCGTTAGAAATTTTGTTTAAATCTTTTAAATTATTATTTTTAATTTTATAATTAACATTATCATTAACATTTACATTAACATTTACATTATCATTAACATTTACAGCTTCCATTGTTTCCATTTGCTTTCATTTGCTTTCATTTGTTTCCAATGTGTTTTTTTGTGCTTTCCGTTTGGTATCTTGTTTCGTATATTGATTTCATGAATGTTTTTTTCATCATATTTGTCATGCAATTTTTCTTTTTTCAACAATTTCGTTTCGTTTTTCATTATCTTCATCAATTTGTTTTTTGATCCTTGACCGAATGAATTTCATTCATCATTGTGGATTGACTTCAATTCAATTTTGATAATTCAAAATCAAATCCAAAAATTGTCATTTTTCCGCGTCCGTCATTTCTTGCGTGTAATCAATCCAATCTGAATAAAAGACAAACGTTTTTTTCATTTTGCTTTTGTAAATAATAAAAAGCACACAATCAAAGTCGGTTGATTATGTGCTTTTTGGTATATGTGAACAAGTATTAAACTTGTTTTCATATCTTATTTTTATGTAATCACCGACTTGATTATTTCCCTATATAAACAAACAAAATAAAAAATCAAGAAAAAAACTCCCCAAAAATTTGCTTTATTTAAAATTTCATGTATAATTATATTGTCAATATAGACAATTTTTATTCTTTATGAAAACAAATCATGGAAACAAAAATCAAAAGTTGTGAAGTATTACGCAACAAAAGAAAAGCACTTCGGGTTGATTATTTACAAGAACCCGACGTTTTCAAAAGAACGGAAATTTTGAGAAAACGAAAAAAAACAACAGAAAAAATGTTGAAAGTTCAATCCGAAATTTCAAAACTTTTACTTGATGAATTAAAAAATCATGATTAAAAACGCAATCAAAACAAAAATCGTCAAATCGATCGAAAAAGGAAAAATTTTTGAAAACTTGATCCGACGATGTGATAAATGGATCATTTGTGCATTGATTTTCGGCTTGTGTTTTGTGTGAAAAGTTCAAACATTGAATTTTATTCACTCAAAACGAATATTTGTCGGTTGAATAATTTGTGTGAATTTATTTGCATTTTTTGACACGATTGTTTCGGCATTCTTGAAAATCTGAAAATTGATTCCGCATGTTGAATTTATGCAACCAAAAGAAAACGAACCAAAAGATGCAATTGACGGTGTTGAAAAATCGGATTTGATTTCGTTTATATTAAAAAACAAATGATTTCCATTCGTCAATGCAAAAATGCAATTCGGATTGAATCCGAAAGAATATAAAAAAATTGGTGACAATCTTGAACGTGTTGGTGTTCTTGTTCGTGGTGAAAATAATGCAAGGATTTTGAACGAAAATGTGACACGTGAAATGTTGGAAAATATTTTCAAATGTTCTGATTCAAATGATATGTTCGCCCCCCTACTCCGTGACGGAAATTCGTTCACCGTTCAAAAACTATAAAACCGCACCGCAATTGATAAAAACCAACAAAAAACCAAACAAAAACGACGTGAAAACCACGCCGTTTTTTTGAAAAAACCAACCCTTTCGGATCGGTTTTCAATTCCATGAAGAAAAAACAAATCACTGCATATTGCAACAAAATAATAATATTTTTGAAATCAAATGCAAATCAAAAACGGATCATGAAGATCCGCTTTTGTATGGATTGCAAACCCGCAAAGACTTGCAATTGTTTTTTATTTATTTTCAAACGGTTTTCAACCGAAAATTCTATATAAAACAAGCAACATTTCCAATCTTGTCATTGGACGGTTCGGTTCAAGACGATTTCATCATTCTTGCGGAACTCCTTTGATGTATCAATTTTCTTTTGCTCGTTTGACTGCTTTGTAAGATTCCGAATTTTCGTCAACGTTCGCAAAATCAATGAATAATGCGTCCGGTTTGATGTCTTTGAAATCCCAAATTTCCCAATATCTCCAACCGAAAACGTTGTTTTCCAACAACTGTTTGAAAACATCAAATGATATTTCAAACACGGACAATGTTTTTGTTCAATCCTTGTTCACCGTGTTTCGTTGTCGTGAATTTACGAATCAAACGATTTTTCTTTTGAAATCAATTTTTCATAATGCAACCGCATGTCACCAAGTCGTGTCTTTTAATGAATAAACGGTTTTGATTTCACCGGCGGACATTTCTTTTGATGTTGTTGCGTTTCACCTTAAATTCCAATAAAGCGGTTTTTTAATGCTCAAATAATATGCAATCACTTTCAAAAATCTTTCAACGTCTTTGTTTCGTCATGAATATGAATATCAATCAATCTTGAATGAAAAATCTGATCAATCCGAAAGTTTTCATTTGATTCAATTTTTTCTTGCACCTTTCAACGCATTTTCCAAATAATCACCACTTTCGTCGGGTTCTCGTTTTTTTCATTGATTGTCAACCCGTTGATTTTTTTGATCCAGGAACAATTTATTTGTTTTATGATCGAAAATGTTTTCAATCAATACGGCGTGACAAAGTGCGGTTGCGGTGCAACACGGAATTGATCATTGTTTGTATGATTCTTCCATTTCTTTGATCAAATCAATTTCTTCCGGCAAGTCTTTCAACATTTCGTCCGTGACGGTTCACATCACCATTTCCGTTTGAAAATCTCTTGCGTCCATTTCTTCCGGACTTTTACATAATGCACCCGTTGTGAATTCGTTTTCCATAATGTTTATTTTTTACAATATAAAATTATTTTTTATCAAGTCGTCATTGTTGTTTTCGGAAATTATAGAAAAGTTGTCAAGACGCATAAGATCCGGACATAAAACCGACGATTTGTTGTCGGGTTGTTTCGTCGATGAAATATTGACGGATCAAATAATAAATTCAACCAAAAACAACCGGCAAAAGAATTGACAACGTTGTTTGACTGATTTTTGTTTTAAGTGACAACCATGTCACGATTTGCGTGATCAATCAACCCGCAATGCTCAAAAGAACGCTTTCCATGATGTATATTTTTTAAGAATTAAAGAACATTTGTTTTGATAACTAAACCAACCACCGCAGTCAAAACCGCCGTGATTACAATTCGGATCACTTTTGCTTGATTCGATTTCAAATCGTCAAGTGCTTTTTGTTTGTTTTCAAGTTCTTTGTTCAACGCTTCAACCGTCAATTCAAATGTTTTTTGTGAAACAAACTTTTCTTCAATTCATCATTCAAAAATGAATGAAGAAATTTTTGAAACATTTTCATCAATTTTGTTGATCGTTTCTTTCATTTGTTTCATTTCTAATTCTAAAACTTCAACGCTTTTTGGTGATTCCATGTCTCCAAAAATTATGAATTAAATTGTTTCATTCTGCACAATATCTCCAATATACACTGAGAACATCTTTCAATTTGCAATCATTCTTTGCAAATCCTTTTTTCTTTTTTTTCGTTTTGTTCGTCTTTTTCCATTTTTATTTTGCAAAATATAAATCATTTATTGTTTACTTTTTTTTTAATATAATGCAATGATTTTGTCCAAAAATTCTTGCGTGAATTGATTCGTGTGTTGATTTGAAACATTGAAATTGAAATCATTCATGCTCAAACGCAACGGCGTGTGTGCAACAAGTGGAAATTCACGGAAATTGCGGTTCGTTGAATATCAATATCTTTCTCGATCCGTTCACGCCCGAATCACCGTTGCTTGTCTTCAAAATCATTTGCTTGCATGGTGCAAACATGAATCACATCACAACACGTCATATCTTGCACAAAGTGAAACAACAAAACGCATGTCGTCCGTGTCAATGATTTTGCAACCTGCAATTTCGGGTTGTCCTTTCATGATTACTTCATATAATTCATATCATTTTTTAATCAATTGATTTGCAAGATATTGTGCGTCTTTGACGTAAAGTGAACGATATGATTTGTCCGCCCCGATTTCATCTTTTACGGACGATCAAAACGGTTGAAACAAAAGAATTTTATTTTGATTTCATGAAAGTTTATTCATGATTTTTTCATGTTCGGCAAGGAAAAGACACGGTTCGCAAATTTTATCAAGTCACAATTTTTCACGTGCAATTTCCAACCAATTCACCCCGTCGTTGAAAAAACGTGGTGATGTGTATGGTTCAAGTTCAATATAATCATTTCACTTGATCACATCTTCAAACAATCTGCGGTCGTCTAATCAATGAACGCTTTCAATATAAGGATTTCACCAAAATACAAGCGGTCGGCTTGTAATAACTTTCACTGGTTGCTGTTTTGCTTTTTCTGTAATTGCACCACTCATTGCAATTACTCTTCATAATCCACCATCAATCCTTATTACAAGTGTTTCAGAATTTGAATCTTTTATTCTTTCAGCTTCACGATTAAAATTTCTTTTTTTAATTTCATCTGTAATAATACATTGTGTTGCTTTCATATTTCCTTGTTTTATGAAATAAACATTATTTTTTTACCAAAATTTTCATCACATTTGATAATACAACAACATTCACAACACTACACATAATGTAAACGTTAGACTTACGGTCATCGGTTAAATTATATTATATAAATCTGATTAACTTATTCAGTAGTTAGCTTTCGTTTGGTTGTAGTAGTTTGCTATCTCTTGTGCTGTCCGTACTGTATTTTCTATAATAACTTTACTTAAATATCATGTATAGTTGTCTGGATTAGCATCAGAGAATGGCTTACCTCAAGCTGAAACTCATGTAGAGTTATCTGTTTGTGTATGAGTTCATGAATTAGCCAATACTCAATCAATATATAAATACATATCAGCACCATCACATACTGCGACTGCATGATGCCATTCATTAGAACTAATATTAGAAGCATATCAGATAGTATGGAAGTCTGATATTTGGATTTTTCATGTTCATGCATTAGATAGCATCATACATTGAAATGTATTTTGGTTTGCTCATGTCCCAATAAGCACTCACGAAGTTTGAGCATAAAACCAAGCTGACAACGTTCTCTTAGTTCATACTGATGGAGTAGAATTATATGCTCTACCTACAGAATAAGATGCACAAGACACTCAATCTAACGTGGTTATAGAAGCATTAGATACAGTTAAATCATATCAGTTTCAGCTATTATCTGTGAAATTATAAGTAGAATTAAGTGGATAATAAGCAATAGTATTAGCTCAAGGTTTCCATCCAAAGTCAGTTGTAATTGTTGCTGTTTCTGTGTCAATAATGCTATTATTTGAATCCAAAGCAAAAGCAGTGAAATAATATGTCGTTTCATCCAACACACCAGTTAGACTATAAGGCGTGCTTTCATATTGATTTCTCGTTGTTTCTTCAACTGCTAATGTTCAATCTGTTAGATTTGCTGGATAATCCGTTGTTGAATAACGAATCATTGTTTTATTCCGTGAAATAACTCTTGGATCTTTCCACGAAATCAAAATTGATTCATTTTCTGCGTCATTTTCAAGCGTGAAATTTTGGACAAATGGACTTCTTGAAGTTTTCAAAACAAGTCGTCAATTGTTTCATGGATTCCCTTGAACTCAACACGTTCAACATTCCGGACGTCTAAGATCTCATGGTTCACCCCCGCAACCTGCACTCACATCAAAACATCATTCGATACACATATTCTCATATGAAACAATCATTTGTCAACCGTCTGCCCCATTTCAACCGTTTCATGAAGTTCAGCATTCAGCCTTTCCCCCTTGTCCGCCGTCTCATCAACGCGCATTGACACAATTGTTGTAAATATTTCTTGCATTCAAGTGGAATCAATAAACATTTGTGATTGCATTTCATCAATTCCCCGCTGTATATCTTCCAAACGATTCTCACCCCGTTCATCATTTGACAACTCCGATTCCACCATTTCCGGCATCTCAACAAGTTCATCATAATCAACCAGTTCATCAATAATATCAGTTTCCACCATTTCACGCACCATTATTTCAATCAGATCATCATGAACCACCAGTTCCACCCGTTCCAAACAATCAAGAATTTCCACCATTTCAACCAACTCAATGTGCGTGTGCTCAATCATCTCATATTCAACCGTTCCCCCCTTTTCAACCGTTTCAAAATCTTCAAGCTCATCATCATCATCAACCACCTCATCAACCCGCATAAGAATTCGGATTGCTTCATCATCTTCAACCGTTTCAACCATTACATCAATCCGGACTTCATCAAGGACATCACGCACCCCCTGTATATCAATCTCATCACGCCCCACCATATCATCAAACATTTCACGTTCAAGGACAACCAATTGATCATGGACATCAAGTTCTTCATGCCGAATATTCGGCTCACAATCATCACGCTCAACCACAATTCAATCATAAATCTGAACCCAAATTACAGATTGTGCATCATTGCTCTAACCAACAATCCGTTTGACAACAATTCGGAATATATCACGCTCTTAAATCAATTATTCAACAATTTATAAAATCTTTTCGCACGTTTATCGTTGGCACTCAATTTCATTCAAATCTTACAAGAACATTCGGACAAATTGTCAAATTGTTGAAATTATATTCACGATCCGCACAAAGAAATGCGTCTTCCGTGATTACACAATCACCGTCACTTGCGTCACCAAATCACGCAATTCATCAATATTTTGTATTATATGCGGAATCAATGGATTGTTTCCAACTTAAACAATTATTGTTTATGCAAGTTCTTGGTGCGGTGATATGTCAAACCATTGTTTGCAACGCCGTTTCATTTATTCAAATATTTTGCGTTATACTTTCCCACAATTCCTTTGATAAATAAACTGAAAGAAAATCACCAACGGCAAACGTTTGACTTCCTTGTCATTGTTGTTTTGTTTCGTCATTCATAATACAAACCGCGAATCATCTTGTCACGGTGAACGTGTCGTTGTTTTTTGCGGTGATTTTTATGATTTCCCTTTTTGTGCAAACATTGTTTTCATAATGTTCAAGACATGCAACCATGTCATTCTCCCACAAAATTCATTCCCCCGATGTGATTGAAATTGAAGTGTCTGAATCTCAAATATTTGTCGTCAATTCAGATCTTAAATTGTTTTTGTTCGCAAACATTATTTTTTTAATTAAATTATAAATTTTGAATGTCGTCTTCCAAAGTTTGAATCAATTCTGTCAAATCGTCAATTTCATCTTCCGCCGTCGCAATTCTTCATGATTGTGAATCCATTTCGTCTTGAACGTCTTTCAATGTTCACGCTGTCATCACCAATGCAACAATTGAATTCGCGTCAAAATTATGTGCAATTTTATTCATTACTTTTGGTTTTGCTGTGTCATCTTCAACACAATATTCAAAGGCACGATCAACAGATATTGAATTTCATGATTTTGATGTTGCTTTCATTATTTCGCGAACAACAGTTTGTCAATTCAATTGTTGTTCAACGGTCAATATATACGGAAAATCTGACGGAAAAATTGAACCGTCATTCACAATGAGAGTTGTTGAATTAGAAGAAATTGCACTCAACAAATACGAAACAATATTATTTCCCATTTTATAACCAACATAAGTCATTTTTTTTAATTTTATCAAATAAAATTATTCAATCACATTCCACAATGTGTCGGTTTTATCGATCGTCAAAACACATTGATCCGGTTTATATGAAATTTTATTCACAACCTTATTTTCAATTTCGATTCATGCGTTCAAAACTGTAATTGTGTCTCATGGTTTGATATTTTCAAACGGAAAATTTGTGTTCAATGTGATTGTCATGTGTTCTTTCGGATTTTTATGATCCACAATATATTGATTCCCGAATGCGTCTTGTGTTGTTGCACTATTGATGTCCGTTTTTGATTCAAATTTGTCTTTTCTTCAATATGTTGTTTGACTTGTTGCGTCCGAATATGTTTTCACGGTTCAACCATTTCTTGCAAGTGAATAATTGTTCACAACTTCTTCAATCGTGTCCGTGATCGTCATTGCGTCAATGTCATAATGTAATTTCAAAAAGTGACTGTTTCAATCTTTGAAAACATTCAATTTTCACAATCCGTCAACATAAAATTTCAATCAAGCTCATTCGCAAACCGTCTTGATTATATCAAAACAATTTTGATTTGTCCAATTATAATTTTGACTTATTGAATCCGATGTGTCAATTGATCCGGCGGAAATACAAGAATAAACAGTTTGAAAATATGTCAAAACGTCCGTAATCATTCAACTTGGTGTTTGTGTTTGTGATCCGTTCGTGAACAACACGTTATTCAATAAGCTGTTTATTCATAAACAAACAAAACTTGTCGTTTCCCTTGACGATTCAACTTTTTTGACGATTTGTGAAATAAATCAATAATAAATTTGAAGTCATCATTTGTGATAATCGTCGAATAATACAACCTTGACAAATTCACCCCCTTGATAATTCATGTCGTCAATTTTGTATTTTGTTTCAATTGTCAATTGTCAAAGTCATCAATTGATGTTTGACGTGAACGAAATTTCGTTCAAGATGTCGTTTTCATTGATTGTATCTTTGAATGTTCAATCAATGTTGTAGGTTTTGATTTGATACTTTTTCATTTTATAAATATTTTATGAAATAAGATAAAGATCCCGTGTAAATTCAATCATTATGGATTGAATATATATTTTCGCCGTAATTCAACGGCGTGAACGGTCAAGAATAAACAACTTCAACATCATTCACCGTGACGCTTTTTGTTTCGCCGTCAAATATTATGATGTCTCATTGATTCAATGTTTGATTTATTTCGATCACATATCAATTCAATTCAAAACGCATTCATGCGGACGATCAAGAATCCATTGTCACAAAAAGTTTCGGGTATGTTTCCGCACGTCATTGATAAATCACTGAACTTTGAAATGTTCACGTTTGTGATATAAAATCCGCACTTTCCGGATTTTCAAGTTGTGAATGCGGGTTGACACATGTAAACGTCAAAGCAACATTTCCAACCCGTGTCAAATTATAATTTTTTCTGTTGAATTTCAAACTTGTGCATGTTGCGGTTCGTTCTCTTACAATTCAATTTATAATTATTCTCAATTTTCATTCCGTTTTTGATGTTTGATATTTTATTTCGTCAATCAAATCGTTGAACGCTTCCGGCGTTGACGCTTTCACCGACAAAATCAATTGAATTTGTTTTTTTCTGTAATATTTCCCCAAAACTCCACCACCGTCTTCAAGTGGTGTGTCGTATGTATCAAAATCAATTGTTCAAATATCGTCATGATTTGATTGGACAACTCTGATGTTCAATCAATTGTCCAAATTCCAACCATTGAATGAAAAAGATCAATTGATCAATTCAATTGGCACTTTCGGTGCTGTTCATAATAATATTGCATTAATTACGTTTTGCATGGTGCTTTTATTTTATTAAATAATTCAATAATTTTTTTCAAGTTTGGTTTGACGAACGATTTCTTGTGCAAGTTCTTGAATGTCCGAATCTTTTCTAATTGAAACGCCCGACATGTTTATTGTGATTCAATTATTGTTTGTGATGTTTTCATTCGGAACAATCGATCATGATGTTCAAGGAACGAACAATTCCGGTCATCTTTCTCCGACAATATATGGTGATCACGCTTGAACCGGTCAACCATTCGCACGGAATGGTGACGAAACAAAATCCCAAGCACTTGAAGTCGCATTTGATATTCATTTACTAACTCCACCCACGAAATCTTTTGCATCATTCCAAGCATCTTTGATTGACTTAATAATTCACATCACTTTATCTTTGAATGCTTGTATTTTACCAACCACTAAATCAATTCAATTCTGAACCTTTGTTTTAATATTTGTCCACATGTCACCAAATATATTTGTTAATGCTTCATCTAATCATTTCATTACATTTTGTGAAATGTCGCTCGCTTTTTCCCAATCTCATGTGAATATTGCTACCCAAAATTCCATTCATTGTTTTAATCATTCCCACATTGCACTTGCGATTTCAGTAACCCATGTTTTAATTTGATTTCGTTTTTCCGAAAACCAATCACCAAAAGAAACCAATTTATCTGCGATCCAATCTAATGCACCACCGAACAAATCATCTACCACTGAAACTGCTGTATCCCAAATTGTTGTTCGAATGTTTTTTATTCATTCCCAAGCTCATTCCCAATCTCATGAAAATATTTTTAATAAAACATCTATTGATTGGAAAAATATTTCCAAAGCTCATGAAATGATGTCCATTCATGCTTGAAAGATATTTTCAACTGCGTCTCGTAGTCATCTTAAAATTTCCTTTACAGTTTCTCAATTTTCATGCCACCATAACTGAAATTTTAATATTCGTGGTCTTACGATTTCTGTTATTTTATCAATCACCGCTTGCGTTTTGTCTCTAATTCAACCAAAATTTGTCGCCCGTGCAATTGCAAGTGCGGTGATTCACGCAATAATCAATCAAACCGGCGACATTAAAAACGACAATCATGATGTCACGCTTGAAACGATTCAAGTAAGCGAAGACAAAGCAAAAATCAATCATGAAACGGCTGTCGCAACTAATAAAATTTTTGACGCAAGTTCTGGATTTTGTTCAATCCAATTTGCAACCTTGTCAATTATCGGTTGAACAATATTCAACAATTTTTCAATCACCGGCAACAACGCCGTTCAAATTTTTGTTCAAATATCGGTGAATGTGTTTTTCAATTTTGCAAACCTTTCCGCCATTGTTTCCGCAGGTTCTCAAAATTTTTCAAGTGCTTTTTTTCATTCTGCAAGTGTAGCATTCACCAATGCTTGTTTTTTTTCTTCATCAGTCAATTGATCCGCCGTTTTTCAAATTGATTCCGCATATTTTTGATTTGCTTCTTCCGCGTTTACAACAATTCAAAGATTATCAAGAATCATTGCGGATCATCTTCAAAGTCATGTCACGATGTCATCAAATGATTTTGTGACGTCTTGTCACATTTGTTGTCCATAAAGTCTCGCAATTTTCATCAAATCGGACATGTCGTCCGTATTATTCGCAACTCAAAGTTTCATCGCTTTATTTGACGCAAGCATAAGATCATATTCCGAAACGGCTCATTTTGAAACTTCTTTCAAAGATTTCAACATGTCGGTTGAATTTTCTCCGATTGATTCCGCAAGTTGATCAAATGATCTTTTCACCGGTTCAATGTCGGTTGCTTGTTTCACCATTACGCCCCCAAGTCAAACAAGTGCTGTTGTTGCAATTCATGAATATTTTTTGACATCTTTCAAACTTTCAGACAATTTTTTTGAATTTTCCGAAATTGCGTCAAATTGCTTTGACGCTTGATCCGTCGCTTTTACAATAATTTCAAGAACCTTTGATGTCGCCATTTATTTTATTTTTTACTTAATAAAGATTTTGATTTTTTTCTTTCGGCTCTTGCGTCCGCTCACCGTTTCAATAATAACAAATCGACGATTTCTTTTGGTGTGTTCATGAATTCATCGTGCGTCCGGTGAAATTTATCAATGATCAAGATTTCCAACAATTCCGGATCATTCAAATTTGTTTTTCATGTGTTCGCTATTTTGTCGAATTCATAGGTGAATTTATCTTTTTTTTTTCGTCAATTCATCATGCGTTGGTTTGTAATTCTCCAAGAGTTTCGGCAACTTCTTTGAACAATTGCAAATCCGTCAAATTTTCAAGTCGTTTGATTTTTTCCGCGTCCGTCATTTCCGCGTTTCAATTTATTGAAACAACCCAAACCGGAAAGATGTCAAACGTCAATTGCATTTCGTCTTTGCTTTCTTGTCGTTCTCTTACGCTTTTTGAAATCTTTTGTCGATCACGCATGTTGATTTCAGTTTTGAAAACGATTTTGTCTTGTCAAAAGGTTTTTTCCATACTTATTATTTTAAGAAATAAAACGTCATGTTTTTTTGTCAATTGTCCTTTCTTGATAATGCAATTTGTGGTGTTCTTCTTTTGTCATCAATCTCAAATTGCTTGGCAAGTTATTCAATTTATTTCAATCAATATGGTGAACAACTTCACCGTCTTCAAGTCTTCTACCAATCAAGTCTTCCATGATCAATATGTGTTCTTTTACTCTTCCACGATCCTTGCTTTTATGTTCTCAATCATACAATATTGCATAGTATCAGTCACTTGTTTTTATTCTATATTTTCTTTTTCACTTTTCACGTTCTCTTCTTTTTTCTCACTTTTCCCCAATTCGTTGTGCTTTCATTGCTTCTGTTCAATATCTGATTGGTATTCAATAATAATTCAATAATTTTGTCATTGTTCTACTGTTTATTCAATATTTTTTATTCATTTCTCTATATGACATATTATTCACAATGTATTCTTCATAAATCAAATCTTTTGAATACTTTTTCAAAATTACATTAGACAATCATTTTTTCATTACGATAGATTATATTATAAAAATACACCTATCTTTTATATATTTTTGTTTTTATTTCAAGTTTATTCTATTACTGGCAGTATTACGCACCTACAATTGACATGCAAGGGTGGGTATGGAACATTTCCATAATCAAGTTTCAATTCATGTCCGTTCGCCCCGAGTAAAACATCATTTTTGTTGAAATAATTATCACTTAATCAAACTATTTTTCAATTCATAGGTCAACAAAATTCACAAACTCTTTCATCAAGTGCGGTGAATCGTTGTTTTTTTTCAACCACCCCGCTTTGTTGTCGTCATAATTGTGAACCCCGATTTCATGCACGAACTGTTTCAGTTCTTACAATCAATTCGGCACGTGTTGACTTCAAGTCATCAAATGTTTCAAGCAACAAATCTTTTCATTGATCGAACGATAATCATTCAGACAATATTTGTTCAAAATTGCTTTTCAATTTTTTGTTTGTGTCCGTGTCAATTGATCATGCAAATTTTTCAATATTTTTCATCAATTGTTTTTCTAATGCGTCCGAAATCACGAAATCTTGAACAAGTCCAACTTCAATCAATCATTGTTCGGCTTCCGTTTTTACAAGTTCGTCTTGTGTATCTTTCAAGAATTGATAATAAATCAACGCCCGTTTTTCCATTGATAACAATGGAAATTTCATTTCCGCTTTTTTGTCGGCTTTGATTGATTTTCATTCAGTCACGTTTTCTTTATATCGTGTCTTGTATGCGTCAAGGATTTCTTTTTGTTGTTTATCGAAAACTTTTTCAATTTTTTCCAAATATAATTGATCGAATTTGTTGTTTCTTTCCATTTTCATTTCCCAATATTTTTGATTATATTCTTCGGTTCAACGTGTGTTTTCCTTTATTTTTTTTTCAATTATTCAATCAATTTTTTTTTTCAACTCCAAATCTTTCATGATTGGTTTTTCGAAATCTTTGTCAAGGTCAACGACTTCTTGTTCTTGATTTCATGCGTCACTTCATGCACCGTATGATCAAAGAATATAAGCGGATCTTAATTTGTCACCGTCTTTCACCGGTGGAAGATTACGCGTTGCACGGAATTCGTTCAATGTCATTCCATTTGCAAGTCGATCTTGACGTGTTTGTTCAAGGTCACTCGGAACAATATTCACGAACTCAAACCGTCTTCATTCACCAAATAATTCATAATTTAAGAACCACGCAATCCTTTTCGCAAGTGGTTGAACAACTTGACGTGCAAAAATTTGTTCAAATGCACGAACATTCAAATTCGCACCGTCTCATTCTCACAATCAAATCATTGCTTTTGGAACTTTGAAGAATCACAATATTTCATCACGATTGAAACGTCTTGATTCAACAAAATCCATTTCCTTTTGACTTGGATTCATTTGACGATATTTCAAACCACCCGTCAATATTCAAATTTTATGTGCGTTATCTGTTCAACGATATTTTTGATCCCACTTGTTTTGAATTTTTTCAACATTTTCGGGTGAAAGATTTTGATCCGTTTCAAGAACCCCGTCAACGCTTGCGTTATTATAGAAAAATTTCCAATTCCATTTTGACGCTTGATAATCCGAATCAATTGCGGTTGCTATTCATTGAACATCAGACATTCATTCAATATTCAAAGGGTATGGAAAACGCGGATTGAAATTTTGAATTGAAATGATGTCGTCTTTTTCAAAACGCATTTTCTTTTCGGGTGACAAAATATAATCATAATGATCAACCGCCGTTTTTGTTGAATTCAAAATTGCGTGACATAAATCCGGACGCAATATCACCAAATCAACAACTTTATTTCAAACCTTATTTTTCCAAATATAAACGCCCCCGTTCAATTTCATGTATGAAACAACATTCAACAAGAAATCGTCCGAAATTAAATCAAGCAACGGATCATTCACGGGTTTTCATTTTCCGTCCGTGACTTGACGATCCAATTGTGCAACGGCTTGTGCAATTGTTCAAACCGCAACAAAACATCGTCATTTATAAAAATTCAAATAATCCGTTTTTGATAATTTGTGCAAATCACGGCTTGAATATTCATTGAACAAATCAACGAAT